GCTCGCCACGTCCTGACCGAGTGCCGTGATGCCTGAACCCAGCGCGTCGAATTCGCCCGTCAAGCCGGCAACGATCGGCGGCAGCTGCACGAACGTCTGGCCCACGTGCTCGAAGTAATCTGGCAGTCCCGGCGTGACCTGCATCAGCGCGTTCAGGTCGCGCACGCGATCAACGAGGTCTTGCAGGCGCGGCGTCAGCCGGCCACCCGCGTCAGCCATCCGCTGGGCCGCGTCGGCGGCGCGTTGCATGACATCCGGCGACCGCTGCTGCTCCGTGGTCAAGGCGGCCCACGCGCGCTCGAGATCGGCGACTTCCTTCCCGAGAGCCCGGCCCGACAGCGCATCGCGCAATGTCTGGACTTCATCCGTCAGCTCCGACGATCCCTCGGCCGCCTCACCGAGCGCCCCCGTCATCGCGGCCAACGCATCCTCGACCTCGGCCGATACTCCCGCCGCGACGTCCATCGCCGAAGCCGTGCTCCGGTGTGCTTCAGCCAACCGCCGCGTGACGATGGCGGCTTCAATGGACTCGTCAGAGACATCCTTAACGCCACGCGCCCAGTTCCACAACTTGACGTATCCGAACTCCAGCGCCTCGCCAAAATTCATCGTCGCGTTCTCACTCAGCTTCAGACCGGCGACCCACTTGCCGACCTGCCAACTCCCGATCGCCACGGCCACGACGGCCATGGACTTACTGAGCAAACGGAACCCCACCGATGCCTTGGCGGCGCTCACGCCGAGCCCCTCAAGCGCGAATCCGGCGACTCTCACCGCCGCGCCAAGAGCCAGCAGGGCCGGAGCCGCCACGATCGCGATCCCGGCGATCGCCGCCCCAAGATTCTTCGCTGGGGCACTCGTATCTTTGAACCCCTCGGCGAACTCGGCCACTGCCCTGGTAGCCTTGGCCGCGTAATCGACGAACCAGGTGAACTGCTCCTTGAACACGCCGAACGTGTTGATCGCCACACGCTCGGCATTGGCCAACGCTTGATTCCACTTAAAGTCGACGTCCTTCGAGACGCGCACGAATCCCTGACCTAACTCGTTGAGATCGGTGCGCATCGTCGTCTGGATTTGCAACGTGCTCTGCGCCTGCGTGCCGTACGCGCCGAGCACGCCGGTGGCGGCGCGCACGTTCCCGATGATCGACGTCAGCGCCTCGACGTTGCCCTCGGTCGCTTTGGTCAGCGCGATAAATCCCTGCGCCAGTCCTTCCTCGGCCACGATGCGACGCACCTCAGCCAAATTGAAGCCGGCCGGCAACAACCCCTTCGATACGAGATCCTCTAGGGCCAGCGTCTGATCCTTGGTCGGCTTCGTGAGTGTGACGAGCGCGCCGCGCAGGGCCGTCGCTGACTCCTCAGCCGACAGGCCGGTGCGCGTCGTCGCCGCGATGAAGCTCCCGAGATCCTGAAATGACACGCCCATGGTCGACGCGATCGGGATGACGCGGCCGAGTGCGCCAGCGATCGAATCGGCCTCGGCCTTGCCCTCACGAACCGTCGCGATTAAGGTCCGCACCGCCTCCTCGGCTGACAAATTGCTGATGCCGTAGGCGTTCGTGGCGGACGTGACCGCATCAGCCACGATCTTGGTCTCGCCGAGGCCGAGCGCGCTGGCCTTGGCCGAGGCCGCGAGCACGCGCAGCGCGGCGTCGCCGCGCAGGCCGGCTGACGTCACGAAGTACAACGCCTCAGCCAGCTCGGTCGGCGCCTTCGCCGTCTCGCCGGACAGCGCCAAGACGTACCCCTCAAAGCGCTGAACCTCTTCGCCGGCGAGGCCAACGAGGGTCTCGATCTTCGTCATCGTGGATTCGAAGTCTTTACCGAACGTGAACGCGGCCACGGCCGCCCCACCCACGGCCGCCGAGAATGGCAGGAGCGCCGAACCCGCGCTCTGGATCGCCGAGCCGGCGCGCTGCATGCTCTGGCCGGCCGCCTGAAACTTGCTTGACGCGATCTCCAGCTTGGCTGACATTTCATCCCTCAGCCGAAGAATCGCTTCAAGTGTGCCAACATTGACGGCCACGAAACCCTCTATCCTCTATCGGCGACGCTGGTTCGCGCGGCGCGAGGCCGCAGCCTCTTCCTGAAGCACGCGCCCCAGCGCGCCGAGATAATCCTGTGGGAAGGCTTGGAACTCCGCCCAGCTCCACCCACAACGCCGCATCAATCGGACGTCGCCGATGGCGTCGGCGATCCAGCCCGCACTTTTTTTTCCTCCTCCATTCGCGCCTCGTGCGCGTCGAGCGCCTCGTCGATCACCTGAAACACCTCGGCGCGCAACTTCTCGAACGACGAACGGGTCGGCGGCATCTTCGCCCGCGCCTCGTGCGCCAGCGACCAGTCGACGATGTAGGTTTCCATGCGCGCAAAGGAGTAGTCGGTCCACTCGAACGTTGACGTCGGGCTGACCGGGTCGGCCCCGCGCACGGTCGACACCTTACCTTCGATGCGCGAGACCGACTTGAGCATCTTGCGATGCTGGCCAATCGAGAGCAGACGTCGAATCTCAATCCAGAACGGGCGGCGCATCTCGCCGTCGATCCATTCCAGCTCGATGCGCTCGGTCGCATCCGGCGCTGCGGGGTCCACGATCCAAGGATTGCCTTCTGCTGCCACGATTACTCCTTCACAGAGCGGCCGCGATCGGTCGCCCGGATAACACGAGGCGCACGCCGCCAACCTCATCGATCGCCGGCGCGACATTCGACCATGTCCACTCAGCCTGCCCAATCTGCACGATGAGGCTCAGCGGGTGCTGCGCGATCCAGAAGGCATCGCGACCGATGATCGGCGCATCGAAAACGAATGCGTCATTCTCGTCATTGCGCATGATCGTCCACGGCCCGAGTCTGGCCGCGATCTCGTGCCCGTACTTCAGCACGCCGCCGCTGCCGGATGCCCGCATGACTCAACCACCTCCGATGGAATGTGTCGCCAGTACCGACCGCCCGGATGAGCGCGCGCCCAGCCCATCCCGATCACGTCGCCGATCCACAGCGCGAGAAACGGGACCGTCGCCTCGCGCACGGCCATCCGGCGCGCGGCGAGCACGCATCGACACGGCCGCTGCCCGCACGCACAACTCCAGCCCGGCGGCAGCATGCGCGACTGCTCCTCGATCTCGATCGCCGTACCAGGCTGTACGGTCGGAATCGTCGCCGTCAAGTCAATGCCAGTCGACCGTAGCCCGATCGCGTCGAGCGCGACGGGGTCGCGCGCACCGATCAGGAGCGCGCGCTTGCGCGTATCGTGGATCTCGGGGGGCAGCCCCACCAACGCGATGACCGTGCCGACGTGTAGCATCTGTATCTCGTAATCGATCATCGCCAGATCCCGCGCCATCCGCCCGAACGGCCGCGCCGGACTGTGCTCCAGCACCATCCACGCCGGCCGCCACGCCGCCACGGCCCGCGCGACGTCGGCCCAGGCCGAGGCGACCGCCTCCGGCTGACCCGGCATATCAGCATAGACCAGATCGGGCGTCTCGCAGGCGCCTGGCGCGTCAGAGGCCCGCTCGACAAGCCGCTCGCCCGGGAACCGCCGGGCAAGGACCGCCCGACGGAATGGATCGATCTCGGCCCGACCGACAACCGCATGACCGCCCAGGATCCAGCCGATATCGGCGCCGCCGATCCCCGCGCAGAGCGTAGCGACCCGCATCTAGGTCGCCGTGGTGTTGCGCGCCAAATCACCGGCCGACTGCACCGTGATCGATGCGTCGAGCAGCGACCCGACGTCGCCGCTGAGGGGGGAGTAGCTCTCGATGACGCCGATCCCGCTGAAGACCGGATTCACGGTCGTCGAGCAGATATTCTGCGGCCGGATCTCCCAGCACGCCGTCGTACCGACGAGATCGAACAGCAGGGCGTCGATCGCACCGGACGCGAAGTCCTGATGCGCCGTGAGGTCAAACGACCAGTCCTTCAGGCCACCTTTCCGGATCCGGGTCGAATCGCCCATGGCGGTCTCGTCCAACATCTCCGAGGAAAAATTCACCCCAACTGAGGCGAAGTGCGACGAGATGTCGGTGCCATTCACTTCAACGAGCGCGTTCCTGTAATGCAAAGTTGGCACGGGTTCCTCCTGATCTCTCTACTGAATTGCCATGAATGGCAGGGCCAGATAACTCTCGCCGCTCGTCGTCATCTCCCAGATGGCTCGCCAGAATTTTTGCTCCGTCGACGTCAGCGTGCCCGTCGTCAGCGGCGTCAGCCACTCAGCCGTGCGCGCGGCAGAACACGTGAACGTGAAGCGGTCCGTCATGCCGCCGCCCTCGGATGACGACGAATTCTGGATCCGTACCTTTAGGCCGCCCGTCGAACACCCGAGGATGTGCAGCCCAGCGTAGGCGCGCAGCCCGGCCGTCACGGCGCCAACGTCGTAGATCATGCCCGTGTCACAGCTCGTCAGCGCCGTCACGGTCGCATCCTTGAGCGGCACGGCACGTACGACCGATCGCGTAATCATTGCGTCACCTCCGATCGCGCGACGGCGCGCTCGATGAGCTGCACGTGGCCGCGATGCTCCCTAGCCGCGCCTGGCGCTAGAAGAATCGCGCGCCGGCTCGTCATCTCCATCACTGGATACCCCGCCCGCGAATCGCGTAATCGAACGGCAGCAACCCGCCCACGTCGCCACCGATGTTGTAGGACTCCAACACGCCCAACATCGCGAACCCCATGTCTGTCTCGGTGCCCTCGGTGAGTCCGTTGGCGAACACCGTCACGATCGTGTCGTCGACGCCGGCGAGCCCGAATAGCACGTCGTCGGCGTGCGCAGCGGTCGCGTTCCAGTGTCCCGATCCCTCGACGTCCACCACCGTCAGGCCGCCCTTGTGAATGCGCGTCGAATCACCCATCGCCGTCTCGTCGAGCATCTCAGCCGAGAGTGCCACGCTTACGGCCGAATGATCGCCAGAGAGGTTATACCCACCGACGAACACCCTTGCATCACGATAAAATACAGATCCCATGATCGCCTCTCTTCACACCCAGCGACAGCGCGATCGCTGACCGATCCGCTGCGCCCTCACGTCGACGTGGACGTCGTCGGCGCCTTCGCCACGATGATGTTCATCGCCCACAGCGGATGCTCGTTCGCGTCCCGGCCCAGATCGAACGGCTGCTGTAACGCGCCGATCCACTGGTAGCGCGTCCCGTTGATCGCGCGATCGCCCTCGCCATCGAGCATCCGAAAAATGGTCTGCATCTCG